CTTATTTTTATATTTACCAAAACTACTTCTTGTCATAAAATAGTAATTATCATCATATATATAAACAGTTCCTTGTAATAGTTTTATTTTTTTTGAATACTCCCTTGTTTTTTCAATAAAAAACCGAAAATTATCTTCAATATGTAAGTTATCTATAATTATAAAAGCACCCGTAGTATTTATTTTAAATTCAAAACCATCAAATTTACGATTAAAAGGGTTTGTATCTTTTATTAAATCCATTATCCACATATTTTCAGACAATTTTGCTGGTTTATGTGTAAAAATACTGTTAATCCAGTAATATTTTTTACCCTCTATATTGGAAGGAGACATTGTAACTACGGAGTCGATGCCTAAAATATCCACAGAATATACCTCATTATTTATTTTTAGTTGAACATATGTGTGAATTGGTTTCTCTGTATCATTTTCAAAATAATAATGATAACCGTTTGGTGTTTTTTCCGAAACTGTATCTTTTGGAATTTTATCAATTAAAAAATCAGCACTTTTTAGTCTATCCTTCGTATCAATATCTATAATAATATGATTCTCGGGTATAAATCCTATAACATTTTTATTTTTAAACTCACCGCTTTTACCTCCTTTTATTAATTTTAATCTATTTAATATATATTTTTTTTTAATTTCTTTGTAATATAAAATATTGTAATTTTTTACATTCAATCCTATATCCTGTAATTTATAAAAATCTGTTTTTAATTTATACATATATAAAGCATTTGATATTGCTCTGTATAATAAATATAGGACTATAATAATTGCCGATACAATAAAGAGTAAACAAACCAACCTTATAAATATATTATCAGACGTAAATGATTTAAAATAATTACTTACTACATATTGTTTTACCCTTTTATTCATACCAAGTAAAAAAAAAATATTATATATTAGTGGCATATAATATTTAACATATAATATTTATTTTATTATCTTTGTTTTAGATTATTTATAGTTACGATTATTTATAGTACGTTGTTTCATTGTATATATTACTTCTCAAAATTTGTCAGTTTTGACAAACCATGGTCTGTATTTTTATCGAGAACAACATTCTCGGCCTCAAACATGCTCTTCTTAATATCATCGATGGTCGAATCTTCGGTCAATCCATCAAAGTTAGCAACATTTGAAATACCAACCAATTCGCCGTCAGCATTAATCGTTTGTGTAAGTTTATTACCCGATTCTTCGGCTTTCTTCATATTCTCTTCGATGGCTTTCTGTTTAGCCTCGCGCACACGTTTCTCAAAATCTTGTTTTGCGTTATCTTCATTCTTTTTCTTATCCGACATAAGCTGATTGAGTGTCTCCTCCATATATTCGACACGCCCTGTCTTGTATGCCTCTGGGTGAAACGGAACCCACATACCAACTTGTCCTACATAAATGTCATGATTAGGGTCAACTTCGCGCAACAATTTACAACGAAGTTCGGCTTCTCCTTGTGTAGCAAAAACACCACGCACTTTAAGTCCTCGCGTAGATGTCTGAAATTCATGTTTCTCGCTAAACTTTTGTTCAAGTTCATCCTCGTTATTGTCCAAAAATGTTTTATAATCATCGCTGACTAGTGTTGCTGATGAAGCGCGAATAGATTCACCTTCTTCCTTTGTAAACTCTTGGAAGTCTGCAGTAAGTTTGTCGAAAGAAAGCGAATACTTAAATGATACAAAGTTAAGAAATTGTGTAAATTTTTCCATTGACTTTTTATAATCCCATTGTCTTACAAACTCTTCGAACATAAAATGATCCCTCTGTTTGATAATATGCTCCGGTGAAACAAAAGATAGACATACAAATTTTTGACCAGCGATTGGCTTATCTTCTTCCAAAAGATCGACGTATTTAGGATTTTCTTTTCCATCTGGTAAATATTTAGGAGTAACTCCATTCGGTAAAATATTTGATTGAGACATTATATTATATATTTAAATAATTATTTTAAGTTAGTTTAACCTTTTATTAATTTAATTAAAATACATAAATATGTAATTATATATCATTATTTTATTTTAGTAGGTCTTATATTACATTAACGCGAATTGGCAATTAATCGTATAGTTAATTATGCTTTTTAATAATAGGTAGAAAATAATATATCGAATATAATATAATATTTTTTTCTACATTATATTTATAAATGAACGGAACTCTTGATTTTAGTGAGCTTTTTAAGCGCTTTATTAAGTATATTATTGAAGGTCTTTGCGTAGCTATAGTTGCTTACTCTATACCATCTCGTTCTCTTAAACTAGACGAAATTGCGTTGATTTCCCTTGTAGCCGCCGCCACTTTTGCCATCCTGGATGTTTATGTCCCTACTTTAGCTGTTTCTGCTAGAACCGGTGCTGGTTTCGGTATTGGTGCTAACCTTGTTGGTTTCCCCACTCCTCTCAAACTTTAAATTTTAAATATTCAAGGGTGTAAACACATGTATACAAAATATTACATGCTTACTATTTAATAACTGTAAATTAAATAGTAAATAACTATTATTCACTTGTATAAAAATTGTTTGTATAAATATTATTCTATATTTAATATAACAATGTCAGGTAGTAGTATTGGTAGCGTTAGTAGTAGTGGTAGCGTTAGCAGTGGTAGCGTTAGCAGTGGTAGCGTTAGCAGTGGTAGCGTTAGTAGTGGTAGCGTTAGTAGTGGTAGCGTTAGTAGTAGTGGTAGCAGTGGTAGCGTTAGAAACATAAGACTAGCGCAAATATATGTATTAACGCTATCTAATCTAGACTCTATAATTAAAAATAAAAATAATTTTACTATTCCTACTCCCGTTAAATGGAACGGACTTCAACCTGATAAAGATGAAATATTATATGTACCAGATGTTATTATATCGGATCAAACATATAATGAAAACATATCTGTAGATTTTAGTATAGAACAAAAGATTAAAAGGAGAAAACTATATGATACACCACAGGCTGGTATTTTACTCGGTAAAGAAACACGTAAATTTGATCATATGCGTATTCTTGAATTTTTGTCTTTTATACATTACCCTTCGGCACAAAGAAAATATACATTTGGCACTAGTGGTTCTATGTTTGGTTTAAAAGAACCACTTCAAGAAGAACTGTTACCTAATTTAATAAAAAAAAAGAAAATTTATAAAAATAAAGATTCTGATAATTCATATTGGTATGTTTTACATTCCACTGATAGGTACTCTGATAGATATCATTATCCACCAAAACAACAACAAAAACTTCTATACCCATACTTAAGAACAGTTAATCCGGCTGAGTTAGAGGATAAATATATACCTCTTACTGGTTATTTTCCTACAGAGACAAGATTATTTTCAAGTGAGTTAGGATTAAGATCAGAATTAGGATCAGAATTAAGATCAGGATTAAGATCAGGATTAGGAAAAAAAAGAGGAAGATCATCATTGAACACTCATCGTGGTGGAAAAAGCCACAGAAATAGACGAAATAGAAGAAAAACAGCAGTGAACCGAAGAACTACATTGAAACAAAGAAACAGATCAAAATATATTAGATAAAATAATAATACCAACACCAACACCAACACCAACACCGACACCAACATAGTAGTTCTACTGTGTAGGAATAAACACCCAGTTCAACTCCTCGCAAATTTTCTTCCATATATCATCCTGTTCTATCCTCTTCTCTTTATCTTTCAACATCGGAAAATAAGAAAGAAATTCAGTCTTCTCCAAAAGTTCACACAGTTTATAAACCGTATAGTAATAATTCAAAAAATTCACACGGTCATCCGGACAGAATTTCGCATAAGGTCCTTGTATCTCCATAAAAAGATTACACAATGTCTCTTCTAATTCAGGCGTCATAATCGGCGGTTTAATACCGAGTTTGTCTTTAATGAAGGGGATATGTTCGTAATACTTATTATATCCTAATTTTTTGAGCACTTCTTTCGCTTTCGAATTCGTAAATTTTGAAAGAGGAATACGCTCTTTATGAAGTTGTTGCATGATATTTTCGAGAACTTCTTCCGGGATTTGCGTAGTTTCTTTTGCCTGAAACTGTGCAAGAATTTCTTTAAAATGATTGATTCTTTTATACGCATAAAAGCACGCTTCTTTCGGTGGTTCTTTATAAGACGGCTTTTCGTTTTCGATAAGATAAGTAATTTGTTTTGCACATACATTACATACCATAATTCCTTCATGTTCGACAGGAATCATTTCTCCTTTACTACATGATTTACATATATCGGTGGCGTAAGTATAGTCATTTATATTAATAAATGTTTGGTCAAGATTTGTAAAAAACTTTTGTACGTTATTATCGTTTGCCCTTGTTAAAGCATTTTCGTCAAATGTCTTATCATTTACTTTAAAAAATGAATTAAGAATTGTGGTTTTAGTTGTTCCATTCGTGATTTCCTTCTTGTTTTCAAAATAGTCAAAAATAAATCTACTATTGTTTAAGTAATAATCTTTAATCTTTTTTTTATTTTTACTAATGTCTTCTTTTATATCATATAAAGAATCTTGTAACTCTATTTTTTCATTGATATCTATTATGGTTTCAGGATTCTTTAATTTTTTAATTATTTGATTTTTTTTACTAACCAATGCCGGTAACAATTCGCTATTAATTAAGTTAAATTCGTTTTGTAACTCGCGATGAACACTATCAAGCGTCATTATTTTTTTTTTATCTACAAGAATTTTTTTATTTGTTTTATGTTTAAAAGATGGCATCTATTATATATATATATATATGTATTTATAAATCTATCTATTATAATGTTATAAGTATAACTTTTTTAATATATAATATTTAATAATTATATCTAATTTATTTTTTTTTATTTACACCTTAATAAATAAATAATACTATAGAATACAATATAAAAATACAATATAAAAATACAATATAAAAATACAATATAATAAATGGCAGAATTGAATAAAAAAACATTAAAAACTGGTGATCTTCTTTTATGCGACGATCTCCAATATAGTTCATGGGGTATATTTAGTTGGTTTATCAAATTCATGACAAAGAGCGATTTTTCCCACGTTGGTATGATTGTAGTAGATCCTAATTTTACGGATATTCCATTAAAAGGTACATATGTTTGGACATCGGGTATTTCGGATGTTCCTGACCCCGACGATGATACAAAAAAATTTGGTGTTCAATTTATACCATACGATCATTTTATTACAACATATGGTGGAAAAATATATCTTCGCAGAATCGAGTTTACAAACACAGAAGAGTATCATAACATTTTTAATGACGAAAAACTAAAAGAAATACATAAAGTAGTATATGATAAACCATATGATATAGTTGTTACCGATTGGATAGAAGCTTACTGTAAAAAAGATCGCCATCCTCAAAAAACATCTCGATTTTTTTGTAGTTCTTTTATCGGATACGTTTATACAAAGTTGGGGTTATTTAATGAAAGTTTAGATTGGAGTATACTTTATCCCAGTTATTTTTCAAGCGAAAATAAAACATTTTCTATGCTTCATGATGCAAGTCTATCAAAAGAACATCAAATATCGGGATAGTATATTATAAATAAAAATATATTACCACCTGATAAACGTGTATCGACATTCTTGTATATGTATATAAATATGGATATGGATATGTATATAGATATG